GCAAGTGCTTCTGCCAGTCCTTCAGCTTCATCCGAGGCATCACCTATCGCCTTTGCCATAGCTGCTGTAATTTCTGCCGCTGCTTGTGCCATGCTTATGTAGCCGCCGGTATCTCCCAATGTTGCGGTAATCTCTGCAAACAGTTTGTCAGTTACCAGAATCTTGTCACCTAGTGTTTTCTCAACAATAGACAGCCCCGTTGACGCTGCTTTTAGTTGTTCTGTTGAGCCAAACACTGTTTGTGTTTTTTCACCTAATGTGCCGATTTTTTTATATAGGCTGGCTATGGCTTCCCCCTGCCCTTTTATGGCTTGCTCATTAAAAAACCGATGCTTCATTCGCGATATTTCTTTATTGAATTGTGTTACTTCTTTAACAACAAGGGCTATCCCGCCAGCAACAGCAATGGCTCCTAATGCTACTCCGGGAAGTACCACGCCTAAACCAATAAAAGCTGTCTTTGCAGCGAGTATTGACGGCGCTAATAATAGCAATAGGCCACCAGTACCAACCAGTCCGCCAAGTAAAACGGTGAATCCAATAAGAGCCTTTGCCAAATCAGGATGTGCTTTTGTCCACTGATTTAATCCATTGACTATTTCAGTCATAGATATAACCATGCCTTCGAGTGCAGGTGCTAGTTTCTCTGCAATGCTAATCTGTAAGCCTTCAACGGCAGATTTCAAGAGATCAAATTTACCGGCGAGTGTATCAAGCTGTCGAGACGCCATGTCTGCCGCTCTGGTTGTGCCTGTGATTTCAGCTTCCATTTCCGCTAAAGCATCAGCGCCGTTAGATACCAAGATCGCCATGCCTTCCGACCGCTGACCGAATATTGCTATAGACTGCGCCGCGGTCATATTGGCATCTTCCAGCTTACGGACAATATCAACCAGCTTATTTGTTGTCGGGTTGAGTTCTTCCATACTCAGACCCATCTCTGCAATGGCTTTCTTTGCCTTTGAAGTAGGACTAATTAGCCTGTTCATAGACATGCGCAGGCCAGTTGCCGATCTGGAAGCATCCAGCCCGCGGTCAATAAGGATACTCAATGCCGCTGTTGACGTTTCTACTGAATAGCCCATCTCGTTAAACTTGGTTGACAGGATGGGGATACCGACGCTCAATTTTTCCAGCGTAGCCTGCGATGCGCCGATGGCAGCGGCAAAGACATTGACGACTCTATCGGCTTCGCTGGCCTCCAGCTTAAACGCCTTCAGTGATGATACCGTTAATCGCGCTGTATCCGAAAGGTCTGACTGCGTGGCTGCCGCCAGCTTCATAACCGCGTTAGTGCTTGCCATCTGCTGCTCTGCTGAGAAGCCCGCAGAAGCGAGAAAATACATAGCCTTGCCAGACTCACGCGCCGTAAAGATAGTAGTCTCGCCCATCTTCTTAGCAAACTCGGTCAGCTTTTCCATCTCCTGTCCTGTAGCGTTGCTGACAGCGCCAACATTAGCCATGACCTGCTCGAACTGCCCGAATGTGACGACAGCCTTAGCGAAGCCGGCGGTAATAGCTGCACCTACCCCAGCCATAGCCATCCCAGCTACCCTCATATTCGCCTGCATCTGTTGCGTCTTTTGCTGAAGCTCGCGCTGAACCGCACCTAGCTCTCGCTTGAACTTGGTTGAATCAGCACCAATCTCTATGTATGCTTCTGCAAGTTTTAGCGGAATGTCAATCACCTTCTTCTGGAAGTTTTATCTCTGGCAGGCCATATCTCATAGATTCCTGCACACATTCTTCATCAGACATGCTTTCGCGTTGACCAGTAGAGCCAGACCCCCCACCACGTCCGAACAGCTTTTCAATATCCATGATAGCGTTCAGGTAGCCCTTTGCCTGACGGCGCGTCAAGCCCTTGACCACATCGGGCGTGAATCCGTAGTATCTGGCGAGGAGAGCGAATAAACGATCCCACGTTAGCCATCCGTCTCCTCGGTCACGGGAGGGCTGTCATCACCTGCCTCAGTCTTGCCATCGTCCTCTGGTATGCCCTCGTCGGCGATCAAAAAGGTGCTTATCTCGCGAACGTTATCGGGTCTTACTAATGCGTCAATACCGCCTTCGGGAAGGTTTGTATTGCCATCCAGGGCGCGCTTAAACAGAAATCTGCACCCTGATACCGTTTCAGCGGCAGCATCCAGTTCTGCGCCCGTTATGGCGGTCTGAGCGATACCTATAGTCATGGTAGCCTTCTGCTCTAACCAATCCTCGTATTCGGGATTCTTGATGACATTTACGCCGTCAACAAGCATCCGCCCTGGCTTGCTCTCATCCAGCGCCATGTGAAGCGCTTGTATGCGGCCTGATTTGATGTACTTCTCAAGGTCGGAATAATCGCCAAGCGTCACCGGTCGTTTCTGGTATTCCACACCATCAATAGTGACAGTCAAGCTTGCGCCCGCTATCGACATATCATCTACTTTCTTCTCGTCCATTTTAGCTCCTTTCATTATTCGGTTATTATGTCTTCCATGCCGTGCTTCTGGTTACGCCTATCGGCAGCGCACCATTGCCTACCAGTGTCATGTTCTGCGTTATCAATGACTCAACAGGCGCATCGATATTTATGCCTTCCACCAGGCCAGTGCCTGTGAAATAGTACGCGTTAGTTGTAGTAGGCGTTGCATTATAGCGCGTAAAGAGTTGGACTGTCTTGTCAGTGCCCTTCCACGCCTGCTGGTTCACTGCTGAATCGTTCCAGAATTTATCCGCCGTAACTGTCCAGCGATATATACCAGCGGTATAATGCGCAACGCCCACATGAGAGAAGTTGGTTGAGTCTAAGGCCTCTACGCTGTTAGTCAGCGACCAGTTGAAGAACTGCGTCAGCACAACGCCGGGCAGTGCCGCCTTTATAGTCACCGTATCACCCACAGCTTCTACCGTAAGAGTCTCTGCCGCTGCAAGAGTTAATGTGCCTGCCGCTACCGTATCGACTGTGAAATCGTCGTTATTGCTGGTGCTGCCTGTCACTGTATAGACGTTAGCAGCTACAAAGCCAGCCGTTACAAACCCATCTGCCGAATCCAGTATAGTATCCGCGCTGCCGCCGCCGTCGACAAATGATATAGTTATTGCTGTATATGTCGGCGTCCAGTAAACTGCGCCGACTGTCCCTGCTATTGCTGCCATGCTGGATCAGCCTCCTCTATGATCCGTAAGTAGGCGTTCCGTTCCCAACAAACGTATACTCAGCGGTCACCTGGCTATTTACGTTAGTCGAGATAGTCAAGCCAGTTACCAGTATAGTGCCTGAAATGTCCGATGAGCCGAGAATCATAAGAAAGCTGGCTGCTGCGCCATCGCCTACATCCAATGTTTGCGTTGCCTCCCAGTTGCCGCCAAACGTTCCAGCCCACCGCTTGATCCCGCCCAGCCATTTTGCTATAGCGAGGTCGGCGAAAGTTGTTATGTCGTGGGTATCTATGGTATCATTGATCGTCCAGTTTGATATACCTATAGCCGCAGGGATACTCGCCTGAGTTATAGACCCACCTGTTCCTGATACTGCTGCCATTTCGTATTACCTCCATAAGCGCTCCCTTTTGCGGCCATCATTGGCCTTCTTCTGCCTGAGTCAGCTTCACCAAACTTAGCTCTGCTTCCGCACTCAGGCAATTATCACATCGGTCTTTGTTGCCATCCTTTCTGAATATACCGCCACACTTGCAGCCGCGATAGTTATTCAAGTCGTGAACTATACCTAGCTCCTCAAAGGCAGGACTCATATCGCCAGTAACAGCCTTCTCGAACATCGCCAAAAGCAATTCCTGATACGTCTCGCATTCGGGGTCAAGCTGGGTGGCTAACCATGCTGCACATAGCGCATTCGGCAAGTCGCCCAATTGGTTATATGCCGCCGATATATTGTGGTAGGCTGCGCCGCGAAATCCCCAGCTATTCTGGACGATATTGATCTCATGGTTAGTGCGCTCTGCCATGTCTCGCATATACAGGAATTGGTTATGCGCCAGTATAGCCTGCTGCCACTGCTCAGTCATGCTGAAGAGCGTCGATACGTGCCAGATCATGTCCAGATTCTCTGGGTACTTCTGCGCTGATTCATGCGCCAGATTGGTAGCTATATCAAGCTGGCCGCTGCGCTGGTATGCCGCTATGGTATCTGTCCTGATTATCTGGTCAATCTGCGGCGTCATTGTCAAGCCTTCTTCCATCAGGTATCTATAAAACTTCTTGCTAGTCTCAATAACGTCGCTATATCGATGCTGCCCCCTGTAGTTCTTGATCATAAACATGGTCGTACATGGCGAATAAGGGCGCTCGTCAAGCTGCATTTGTAACAAGCGCTCAGTACGTGCCAGCTTTGCCGCCATAGCGGTTTCTTCAAGCGCATATCCCCAATGCCATATAATGACAGGACACAGCGAAGGCGCACCTCTATATCGGGGCTGGTTATGCGCCCTGTTCTCGTATTTGATCCTGCCACGCCTGAAGATGCGCTCTGCCTGATGCCGGGCTTCCCCATCCTGCAAGTAGTTAATGATATTGCACTTGATGGCATTTGCGCTACCTGCTTTGTTTTCTATTTCAAGCAACACCGGCCTGATTAGCTTCCCGGTATCGTTCATCAGCATTTCGTCAGCATCGAATATAAATATCCAGTCGCAGTCAGTATGCTCTTCGGCAAGGCGTATTGATTCATTACGCGCCTCCGAAAAGCTATCATTCCACGGATGCTCGAATAGCTGCACCTTCGGATACTCGCGGGCGATCTTCATGGTGTCATCAGTCGAGCCAGTATCGACAATCACTATCTGGTCAACGTAATTGTGTATGCTATCCAGACATTTCTTGATATTGGCTTCCTCATCCTTGACGATCATTACCGCCGCGATAGTTGGTACATTATTTTGTAATTGTCCTAGCATCATTTGCTCCTTTCGTTATCGACTTTTTTGTATTTGTATCCTATAGTCAACTGTGTGCTGTAAAATATCATCCTCTGTCTGCATCTCGTGATCCAGCTCGCGTATCATCTGAATATGGCTGTATCCGCTCACCGTCAAGTCGCATAAGTCGAAGCAGTTAGTCAGCTTGGTGAAACAATCGTTAAGCGTTGCGTCATTATTTATGTCCTCCGGGTCGTAGTCAAAGATGCTAAACTGGATAACCGTCACCTCTGACACCTGGCCGAAGGTATAGACAGGACTGTTAGCGATCTCAAAATACACAGCGTAAGGATAAGTCGGATTCTGCCGCCCCTTCAGCCAGTGCAAGCCGCCAGTAAGCGCCGTCGCAAACGTACTCTCTGCCGCGAACCTCGTTGCTATCGCTGTCTTTAATGCGCTTATATCCATTATGCCAATATCCTCTCGATAGTGCCTCTATTCTTCTCAAGAGCCATCCTGAGCGCAGGTCGGGCGGGCATCTTGTGCGTCCCCAAAAAGACGTAGCCAGCGTAGTCAACCTCAGCCCCGGCGTGACTATACGCGCCGACGCGGGTGATCAACTTAGCCTCGTCTGTCTCTTCCTCGATGCTATTCAGCAGCCTGCTTGATTTGACCGCCTTCATCTCAACAATAAATCTCTTGGCGTCAGCAGCCACAATCATGCCAATCTTGTGCATCTTTGCAGCAGCTTCAGTATGGACAACCCGCTCAACGTCTCTGCCATACCAGTTTATCTTTGCCATCATTCAATCACCTTCAACGCCAGCTTGAAATGGTGTAGCTGCTTCCCTGTACGCGTCCGCCACGGCTCAACACCCGTTATGTCATAAGTCAATGAGCCAAGCGGATTCCAGAGATTGTCTACTACAATCCTATTCTTAGCCTTCAGGTCAGTAATATACTGGTCGCCAATTTTGCCAACATAGACTTTATGAGTGGCGACAACGCCCTCGCGCTCGTATATCAAGCTCTCTGTTGCAGTTACTGGCTGTAAAGAGCCATAGAAGGTCGTCACGTCCGCCCACGTTGTTGTATCCGCCAGCGTCGCTGTCTTGGTCTGCGTTGGTTCCTGTAGCCTGCAAGCTGTCGATCCGCCTCTAACACCTTTCATTACACTATATCCTCTTTCACATATCCGGTATCTAATATCGTTTTGCTCTCATCAGGCATCTGCGAGATCGCCGCGGCATAGGTTACGCTTATATCGCCAGTGCGCCAACTCTTGATCCCAAATGACTCATCTTCTAATCCAGAATAGACAGCCTTAACCCACATATATACCGCTAGGATGAGATCGCCCGGCATGGTGGCATATCCAGCCGTGTAGGTTACAATCACGTTCTGGAAGCCTGACGGGAAGCCAACATCGTAATGTATCCCGGCACTCTCAGCAGTAAACCTGACGCTTATTACGCTGCTAGGTATGTTCAGATACGACCAGCCAGCTTCCGTGCCGCCCCGTGATCCTACTGAATGAGCCATTACAGGCAGCAGTTCGCTGGATAGCAGAGAGCCATAATTAGAGTCGTATATCTTAGCAGACCAGCCATCGCTTAATGTGTTGATCTGGGTAACTACCTCGTTTAATGTATCGTAGCTGCTATCGCTCAGGTCGATTGTGTCTGTGCTTGCGCTAGTCCCGCCTGCAACGGTCAGCGTCATTGTTGTATCATCAGGCGCGACCGTAACGGTGGCTCTTGTAACGTCTGTGGCTGTGTTCTTGAC